CCCGACGGATACGAGAGCTACACGACGAACCGCCGCCGCTACCTGTGGCGGAAGGAGATCGCGTGTGCTCGCGTCGACTCGCCGCACGCTCCCGTGTGGCGTGCTCAGCGTCTGGCGGAGAGCGGCACGGCGCTCCCGAGCGACATCCCCGCGCGCGCGCAGCTCGTCGCAGGGGGCGTGCTCGCGCTCGAAGAAATCACCGGGGCCAGCGTGCCAGAGCTCGTCGCGCTGGGCCTCTCGAACACGGACGCCGAGCTCGTGATCACGTTCATCGAAGCATCCTGAAGCACATCGAAAGACCACCGGAGACACCCACATGCCCCTCAACGATTTCCTCGCGCCCTACGGGGCGGTCAAGTACGAGTCCGGCACCGCGAAGACGGCGAGCGTCGCCACGCTCGCCGCGCTCAAGGCCCTCGCCGCGACGGACCCCGCGCACGTCCAGGGCAACATCGTGCTCGTCGACGCCGACGGGTCGGAGTGGGTGTACTCCACCAGCTCCAGCCTCACCGGCGATGACATCTTCGTGGTCACGCCGACCAACGCGAGCGGCCGATGGCTCCGCAAGACGGGCTACGTGGACCTCGGGCTCGCGTTCACGTACGCGACGGCGGACGCGGCCGTGCTCGCGACGCTCCCCACGGGCGCGCGCATGAAGGTCATGGGCGGCTACTGGGAGGTCACCACGGGCTTCACCGGGGGCAGCTCGTCGGCCATCGGCATCTCGTCGTCGAACTCGAGCGGCCACACCACGAAGGGCGATCTCCTCGGCGGCTCCGGTGGCGACGTGGCCGCGACGCTCGTGGCCGGGTACCCGTCGGGCACCATCGGCGCCGACGTGGCCGCGGGTCTGATGATGGTCGCGGCGGACACGATCCGCTTCGACCGCATCACGAGCGCGTTCACCGCGGGCGCGGGCAAGGCGCACATCGTCGGGTTCCTCGTGAACCCCGGCGCGTGATCGCTGATCCGCTGACCCGCTGACACCCACGCACCACCGCCACCACACCCACCACACCCACCACGCAGGCAGCCCGTGACCCGATACGCCACCACGACGGATCTCACGCGTCTCGGGCTGCCCTCCGCCGCGCTCTCTGGCGTCGCGACGGAAACGCAAGAGGACGCGCTCGACGCGGCCTCGAGCCTCGCCGACGGGTACCTCTCGTCGCGCTTCGGGCTGCCGCTCAGCGCGTGGGGTGACGACCTGCGCGGGTGCGTCTGCAAGCTCGCCGCGTACGACCTGATGGTGACGCGCGGGTATTCGCCGCAGGCTGGCCCCGACGAGAACCTGCGCCTCCGCCATGAGGACGCGATGCGATGGCTCCGCGACGTGGCCTCGGGCATCGTGGCAATCCAGGGTGTGACCGACGCGACGCCCACCGACACGACGGACAACAGCGGGTCGCGGATGATCACCAACACACCCAGGCGGTGGAGTCGGTGAGCCTCACCGCCTCCGGCACCCCGCTGTCCGTGCTCCTGCGCGCCCTCGACGCCGCGCAGACCGCACAGACGCCCGTGGCCAGGGCTCTCGCGAAGAGCGCCGCCGACCTGGCGCTCGAGGGCTACGACGCCGCGCGATCGCCATCGGGCGTCCCGTGGGCCCCGATCAAACGCCCGCGGCCGGGCAGTCGCCCGCTGGTGCGCACGCGCGCCCTGCGCGAGAGCGCGACAAACCCGTACGTGTACCCGGGCGGGTTCACCTTCGTGTCGACCCCGTGGGGCTCGCATCACCAGTACGGCGCTCCGCGGGCGAACATCCCCGCGCGACCCTACTGGCCCGTCGACTCGCTCCCGCTGCGATGGGAGCAGCGCATGGCCGACGAGGCTGAGCGCGCGCTCGCGCAGCACCTGCACCTCGCATGACCGAAGTCCTCCACATCGACGGGCTACACGACGCGATCATGGCCGATGTGGTCGCGGCGATTCCTGCCACCACGTCGGAAGTGTCGACGCGCGGTCTCCCGGAGTTCGGGTCGCCACCGCGGGTGATCTGGGTCCCCAGCGAAGACGAGTGGGCCGCGCCGCAGAAACGCCCACGCGCGGGCTACGCGACGGGGCACAACCTCGCAACGTGCTTCGCCGGGGTCGACCTGCATTGTTGGGGCGCGACGCGCACCGACACCTGGGCGCTCGTGCGCGCCATCGTGCGCTCGCTCGTCACGCACCTAGGCGGCGCCGACGCCGTCTCGCGCATCCGTCGCGGCCGATGGATCGCGGTGACCGGCGTGATGACGTGCGGCGAGGCGTACGTGATGTCGATCGCCGTGGCGCTCGACGTGCCCGCGCTGCCTGACCCGCCCGCCAAGACAACACCGACCTCTGCCTCGCTCACCGCTTCGGGCGCGAGCGCGGGCGACGGATACCTCGACGCCGGCGAGACCGGCTGACCCCACACGGAGACCACCGCCATGCTCGCATCCATCACGTCCACCCTCACCGACCGCGGCCTCGGACTGCCCCAGGGCTCCACGAGCCCCGTCGCGCTCGCGGGCTGCTCGTCCAGCGGCTCCGTCGACACGCCGACGTTGTGCCTCACCCCCACGCAGGTCACGGCGACCTTCGTCCAGGGCCCGCTGGTAGAGCTCGCGCTCTACATGATGTCGCTCGGCGCGACGGCGCTGGTGCTCACCCGCACGACGACGGCGACCGCGGGCTCCGCGGGCTCGGTGACGCGTGCGGGCACCGGCGGCTCGCCGATGACGGCGGCGGCCTCGGGCACGCCGCGCGACGCCTACCAGATCCGCATCAAGGTGACGCGAGCGGGCGCGACGCTCGATGCTGCGACGGCGGCGGTGCGCGTGTCCGTCGACGGCGGCCAGACCTACGGCGCCGAGCAGCCCGTCCCGACCTCGGGCGCGGTGGTGATCGGCGACACAGGCGTCACTGTGACGTTCACCGACACGGGCGACACGCTGCAGCTCTACGCGGACAACGTCTACACCTGCAACTGCTCGGCGCCGGTGTGGGATGCGACGGGGCTGGGCACTGCGCTCGCGGCGCTCGCGGCGGCGGGCCCGCCGCTCGCGCACGACGGCGTGGTGGTGGTGGGCGACGTGAGCGCCACAACTGCCGCGACGGTGAAGACCAGCATGACGGCGTTGATCGCCGCGTCGAAGCCACGGTGGTTCCTGTGCAACGCGGAAGACCAGGACGTGGCCGGGAGCGAGTCCATCGCGACGTGGGCCGCGGGCCTCGTGTCGGACTTCGGGAGCTTCACCGCAAACCTGATGGCTGTGGCCGCGGGGTTCTGCGAGATCGACTCCGCGGGCGTCGGCGGGATCTGGCGCCGCCCGGTGTCGTGGCCGATCGCCGCGCGCCTCGCCGCGACGCCGCCCCAGCGTCACCCGGGCCGCGTGCGCGACGGCGCGCTCGCTGGCATCCGCGCGGGCGGTCTGCACCACGACCTCGCGTCGTCGGCGCTCCAGACCCTCGACACGCGGCGCTTCATCGGCGCGCAGCAGCTTCAGGGCCTCGACGGATACGTCGCCACCGACCGCACGTGCGCGGCGGACGGGAGCGACTTCACCAGCATCATGCGCGTGCGCGTGATCGTGTACGCCGCGCGCATCGCGATGGCGCGCATGGTCGAAGAGGTGAACGAGGAGCGCCTCGTGAACTCCGACGGCACGCTCGACGCCGCCGAGGCCGACGCGATCGACGCCGCGGTCACGAGCTACCTCGTGAACGAGCTGACGAACACCGCCGCGAACCGCCGCTACGCGTCCAGCGTGGCCATCGCGGTCGACCGTACGAACAACGTCGTCACGAGCGGCACGCTGGCCTTCCGGCTGCGCCTCGTGCCGCTCGGCTACTCCACCGCCATCACCCTCGACCTCGGGTACGCGCTCGCGTCCCGCTGAACCACGACCCACACGGAGCAACAACGATGTCCGCAGAACTGAACGACGCGATTTCCTCGTGGGTCGACCTCCGGTTGAAGGTCGACGGGGCCGAAATCACCGGCATGACCGCGGTGAGCTTCGGGGACAAGGTCGAAGACGAGATGGTCTACGGCGCCGGGCGCCTCCCGCGCGGCCGCACGCGGGGAAAGTACGCCACCGACGACTGCTCCATCAGCGTGCACCACGACACCCTCGTCGAGATCATGGATCGGTTCGGCGACGGCTGGGGCGACAAGATCTTCGAGGTGGTCGAGCAGATCACGCTCCCGGGCGGTGCCATCAGCACCACCGTGCTCGAGCGGTGCCGCTTCAAGGGCGCGCCGGGCGGCGGCGAGGAGGGCTCCAGCGCCATCGTGCGCGAGCTGCCCTTCTCCTGCATGCGCATCAAGCGCAACGGCAAGTACCTCGTGAAGACGCGCTGAGCGTCGACGCGCACCACGACACCACCGCAACGAGAGAGGTCACGACACCATGGCGAAGATCACCGACGACGCGCTCGCGAAGCTGCGCACCGACAACCCCCGCGGCATCAAGCTCCTGACCGTCGCCCCCGACGGACAGCCCGATTCCGACGGCGACGAGTACGTGTTCCGCGTCGTCGACCGCGCGGAGTACACGCGGTACCGCTCGCTCCAGCGCAAGGCCCTCGTGGGGCAGGGACCCGCGGACTCGCAGACCCTGCTCGCGCGCAACCTCCTGCTCTTCCCCTCCCAGGCGGAGTTCGACGCGTTGCGCGAGAAGGCGCCCGCGATCACCGAGGAGTTCGGGGAGATCCTCGCCGCCGACGCCGACGCGGGTCTCACGGTCCGCGAGGGAAAGCGCTAGAGCTCGCGCGGGAGACCGCGGAGTCGGATGTCCAGGTCGCGGCCGACTGCATGCTCGCGCTGCACGGCCACGACCCTGACACGGCATCCGACTACGCCCGCGCAGGCGCGATACGACAGGTCGAACACCAGGCGCTGCTCAATGCCTTCGTGAAGGGCATCGCCGGCATGCTCGGGGGAAAGAAGTAGCTTAGTGTCCGAGAACAAGTACGAGACGAGCTGGTCGCTCAAGCTGCAGGCGAAGGGCGTCGGACAGACGCGGGCGATGGCCCGCGAGGTCCGCGCCCTCGACGCGGCCATGCGCGCGCTCGGCGAGTCCTCGGGCAACCTCTCTCGCGTATCGAACGACGTGGCCGTCGTGCGGTCGACGCACACGCGCATCCGCGCGGAGCGTTCCGCCGCCGACGCCACAGCGCGAGAGCAGGCACGGCTCGCACGCGAGCAGGAGCGCACGGCGCGAGAGACGGCGCGCGCCGAGAGGGCCGCCGCCGCGCGTACCGCGCGTGAGCAGGCGCGCGTGCGCACGGAGATCAGCGACTCCGAGATGGTGCGTCGCTCGGTTGCACGCTCGCGCGACCGCTACGACCGGCTGCAAGCCGCAGAGTCCACGGGCCGCGTGCGTCGCCAGCAGCGCGCGGAGCAGCTCGCAGCGCGTGACTCGGTCGCCGTGGGGCAACGCAGCGCGCGCCAGAACGCGATGGCGTTTCGCGCGTCGCAGCGCTCGCAGGAGCGCGACATCGCCCGGCGTGCGCGCACCGAGCGCGGATCCGCGGAGCGCATCGCGCGCCTCAACGCCGCGGCCTTCCGACGGAACAATCAGGCCGATTCCAACCGCATCCTCGCCAACGACCGCGCGCGCCAGAGGGCCGCACAGCGCGAGGTGAGCGGGAGCGGGCGCACGAGCCTTTCCAGCACGCTGTCGTTTCTGCGCGCCAACGCCGCGCTGGGCATCGTCGGCGGCATCGCGTCGGCGAGCTGGCGCGCGCTCTCGGCCCTCGTCGAGATGGCGCAGACCATCGGCGGGATCGTCTTCAGCCTCACCAGCGCGACGCTGGAGATGATCGCCTTTCGCGAGGCCTCGCTCACCACGCTGCGCGCGATGGCGCGCGACTCCGCGGGCAACCGACTCACCGGGGCGGCGGCGGACCGTGAGGCACGCGGGCAGTACCAGTTCGCGCAGGAGTTCGCGCGGCAGACGCCGCTCGACACCGCGCAGGTGTTGGACCTGCAGCGTCAGACCTCCGCCGCGGGCTTCTCGGGCGCGCGCAACCGCGAGGTGGTGCAGGCCGCCGCCGACGTGGGCGCGTTCAACCCGAACGACCCCAGCGCGGCGTCGCGGTTCCTCCTCGGCCTCGGCCAGCTCCGCAACGCCTCGACGGTGCGGTTGCAGGACCTGCGTCAGACCTCGCAGGCCGCGGGGCTCGGCGAGAACGACATCCTGCGCGAGATCGCGCGCAACGCTGGGATGACCCAGCGCGCGGGCGAGACCGACGCGGCGTACAACACCCGCATCCAGCGCGCCCAGCAGGGCGGGCGGTTCACGGGTGCGCAGGGCGTCGAGGGCGTGCTCGCGGCGCTCCGGGCGCGCAACGGCGGCGAGCTCGGGAGCTTCGCGCGCTCGCAGGGCGGCACGCTGACGGGCACGCTGTCGAACCTCCGCGGCGCGGTGCTCGATTTCGTCACGAGCATCGACGACATCGAGAACCTTCCGGGCATCCGCGCCCTGAAGAAGACGCTCAACGAGGTCGTGTCCGTGCTCACCGGCGCGGGCCCCGTCGCGCAGCGTCTCCGCGCGACCTTCGCGGGCATCGTCAACGAGGTCACCCTCTTCGCCGGTGGTCTCACCGGAAAGACCGGCGTCGAGGGCGTCGTGACGATGGTGCTCGACACGATGGAGCAGGTCTGGCCCATCGTGCGCGAGGTCACCACGGCGTTCGGGTCGGGTGCGTGGCAGGGACTCTCGGAGGGCCTCGCGCCGTTCTTCGCCGAGCTGCGTGCGTCCCGCACCGACTGGCGGACGATCGCAGCCACCGCGGGCATCATCGGGCGCAGCTTCGGGCGCCTCGTCGCGTTCGATGTGAAGGCCCTGGCGAAGATCGCGTCGCTCCTCGCCGAGATCATCCCGGTCGCCAGCGAGCTCACGTTGATGGTGATCCAGATCACCGAGAGCTTCCAGGGTCTCGGCTCCGCGATCGTCGATGGGGTGCGACAGGGCTTCACCGGCGAGGGCGCGAGCTTCCTCTCCGAGGTGCGCCAGTGGGGGATGGACATCGGCCAAGCTGCGCGCGACGCGCTGGAGATCCATTCGCCGTCGCTCGTGTTCGAGCGCATCGGCGAGATGATCCCCGCGGGCATGCGCCGCGGCATCGAGACGGGCGCGCCGGGCGTCGACAGTGCCGTGCGTGGCCTCGGCGCGCCGCAGGGCCTCCCGGGGTTCGGCGGGCGCGCGCTCACCGGCACGATCGGGAACGGCAACCTGACCTTGAACGCCACGTTCAACATCAGCCTGGGCGTGGGAGACCTCGCGGGCGGGACCCTCGAGCTCGGACGCTCGCTCGCCGAGCACGCATGGTCGCAGATCGTCGAGCGCGTCGAGGCGGCGCACCAGGGAGGCGGCTGACATGCCTCTCGTGAGCCCGTGGAGCCCGACCGGCGAGGGCGCGGCGTGGGATCGCTTCCAGATCGGGAACGTGATCTTCCCCGCGGCCGTCGCGCTCGATGGCGACCTCTGGAAGCCGAAGAACGATCACCGCCGCGGGCGCGCGACGCGCGGCGCGCGCTCGGTCGCGTCGGGCTGGGACTGCGCGGAGTTCACCGTCACGTTCCAGGCGTTCGACGACGAGACCGACCTGATGCTCTCGAAGGTGCTGGACCTCATCACGCAGCGTCCGCAGCAGCGGTTGAACAGCACTACGAACGCCGCCGACACGCCGCCGTCGGCGGCGTCCCCGAACACCAGCACGGCCCCGCGCGCGTTCGACGTGAAGCACCCGGCGCTGCTCGCCGCGGGCATCACGCAGGTGACATTCGAGGGCGCCGACGCACCGAAACCCGACGGACCCGGCGGCTTCCTCGTGTGGAAGGTGAAGCTGAAAGAGTACCGGCCGCCGACGCCAGCGCCCGCGCGCCCTGTCTCGCCCGCTGAGCCCGGTGCGCCCGCGTTCGACTCGGGTGGCGCACAGATCCTCCACGAACCCTTCGGCGCGAACCGCCGCGTGCAGCTCCCGAACGCCAACCCATGACGACGCTCGCCGGACACAACCTGCTCTCGCTGCGCATGACGATCCCGCGCTCGGGCGCCTGGGTCGCGGACGCCGTCGTCGACACCGACACGGCGATCACCGGCACGGTCACGCTGGAGATCGCGGGGCGCACCTGGCGCGGCACCGTGACGAGCGGCGACGTGGAGCTCGGACGCTGGTCGGGGCGCGTCGTCGGTGGCGCGGGTGGGCTGCAGCGCGCGCTCGCGGCAACGGCCTACGCTGACACGGACCTGCGCACCGTCGTCGGCGAGACCCTGCGTGACGCGGGCGAGACGCTCTCTGCGGCCTCGGGAGACCTCTCCGCGGTTGTGACCCGGTGGGCACGTGCCGCGGCCCCTGCGGCGCACGCAGTGGGCGACGTCGCGCGATCGGCGGGGATGTCGTGGCGCGTCGCTCGTGACGGCTCCGTGTGGATCGGCGCCGATGCGTGGGGCGCGGTCGATCTAGGCACCGTCGACGTGCTCGAGCGCGACCCGCGGCACGGCCGGTGGGTGCTCGCCGGCGACGGCGCGGCGCTCGCGGAGCCCGGAGTCTCGGTGACGCTGGACGGCGCTGCGGTGCGCGTCGGGACCGTGGAGCACTCCCTCGATGGCGACGCGTTGCGCACCACCGTCACGGCCGCGCGCGACGACGTGGGCACCGACCGCTTCACCGCGGCCGTTGCGGGCATCGCAGAGCGCACGATCCGTCCTCTGTACCTCGGGCGGTGGCCCGCGCGCGTCGTGGCCCAGCACGACGACGGGACGCTCGATGTCGTGCCCGATGACCCGCGCGTGGTGGTGCCGCGAGGCATCGCGTACCGCACGCTCCCAGGCGTGTGCCTCGTGGTGGCCGCGGGCACGCGCTGCGCGGTGGTGTTCGAGGCTGGCGACCCCGCGAAGCCCGTCGTCGACCTGTGGGAGCTCGGCGACGTGACGCGCCTCGTGGTCGCGGGCGGCACGCACCCGGCGGCGCGTGAGGGCCACGCGGTGGAGGTAACGCTGGCTGCGGGATCGCTCATCCCGCCCGGCTCTCCCGGAGGCCCGCTCCCTTCGGAGCCGCTCACGCTCCCCGGGCACATCACCGAGGGCACCGACGTGCTGCACCTGCCATGACGATCGACTACGGCACCGACATTCACACGCCCGACGCGATGGACCTCGACCCGCTGTTCTCGTTCGTCAGCGGCCTCCCGGCGCTCGGCGAGGCGTTCGCGCGGCGGCTCGTGACCGCGCGCGGCTCGCTCGATGGCGACGCCCTCTACGGCTACGACGTGCGCCAGCACCTCAACGACGACTCGCCCGACGTGGCGGCGATCGCCGCGGCGGTGACCGACGAACTCTCGAAAGACGAGCGCGTCGAGGGTGTGCGGGCCGCGGTGATCTTCGACGAACTCGCGGGCGCGCTGCGCATCACGGCCACGGGCTACGCGTCGGCCGTCGGACCCTTCGCCATGGTGCTCGTGGTCGACGCGGTGACGGTGGCCATTCTCGACGCGGAGACAGCATGACGACCCTCGCCGAACTCATCACCCCGAAGACGCGCGAGTCCATCGAGACGGACATCCTGGCGAGTCTCACCACCGCGGGATTCCCCGTCACCGCGTGGCAGTCGGGGAGCGTCCCGCGGACGCTCGTGCGCGCCGTCGCTGTGATCCTCGCGCACCTGTACCTCCTGGTGTCTTACGTCGCGGGCGCGGCGTTCCTCGATACCTCCGCGGGCGGGTGGCTCACCCTGCTCGCGGCGTCGCGGTTCGACGTGACGCGCATCGCGGCGACGTTCGCCGAGCACTCCGTCACCCTCACGGTGGCGAGCGGCGCGGGGCCGTACACGATCACGCCGGGCCAGCTCGTGATGGTGTCGTCGACGGGCGCGGTGCGCTTCCGGTCGGTGAACACCAGCAACACCACCGTGTCGACGGCGAGCCCCGCGAGCATCACGGTGCGCGCCGAGGTGTCGGGGATCGCGGGCAACGCCACGCCGGTCACCATCGCCGCGCCTGCGCTCGCGGGCCTCGGGTTCACCTACGGGTCGCTGACCCTGCGCGCGCGCGACGAGGAGTCTGACCCCGCGCTGCGCATCCGGTGCCGCACGCGCTGGGCGACGCTCGCCGCGGGCGCGACGCGCGATGCGTACGAGTATCACCTGCGGAGCGCGACGTTCACCGACGGCACCAGCGCGGGCGTCACGCGCGTGGGATGGATCACGCCACCGGGCGACGGCACTATCGAAGCCGTGGTCGCGGGCGACGACGGGCCGCTCACAACTGAGCAGCTCGACGCCGTTCGCGACTACATCGCCGACGAGACGCGCCACGCGGTCACCGACACGCCCGTGGTGACGAACGCGACGGCCGTCACGATCACACCCGCCGTCGCCATCTCGGTGCGCGCCGCGTACAACGTCTCGGCGAACCGCCAGCGAGCGGTCGACGGCCTCGCGGCGCTCGCCAAGGGCCTCACGATCGGGCAACTAGTCGACCTCGGCGCGATCTACGCAGCGCTCTACGCCGCGCAGGGCATCACGAACGTGACGCTCTCGTCGCCGACGGGCGACACCGCCGTCGGCGCGCGCGCCGTCGCAGTCATCGACACCACGAACGTCGCCAACGTGGCGAGCTGGACGAGTGTGTGAGCGACCCGACCTACGAGCAGTCGCTTCCCGACAGCTACCCGACGCCGCTGCGCGGGCCCTGGGGTCGCGCGTGGGGCGCGGCGCACGGCTCGGCGATGGACGCGCTCCTCGCCGCTGCGAAGGCGGCGGTGAAGCTTGGGTTCATCGTCGGTGCCGGGCCCGACACGTTCCCCTACCACCTCGCCGACACCGGGCTCGAGGGCCTCCCCGGCGAGAGCCCGGCGAGCGTCGTAGAGCGCGTGCGCACGGCCTTCGACCTGTGGAAGTTCGCGGGCACCCGGCCGGGCATCGAGCTCGCGCTCTCGCAGCTCGCGGTCACCGGGTACACGCTGCGCACGACGCGAGACTGGCTGCCCGACGCGCCGCCCGACGGTCGCAGCGACCTGTGGGCGCGATACTGGTGCTCGCGTTCTCGCACCCGTGGAGCCCCGACGGCACCTGGGGTGACCCAGGCACCTGGGACGATGGCGGCACCTGGGACAGCGACGCGACCGTCGCCGAGGTGACGAGGCTCGTGCGGTTCCTGCTACGCCAGAGCAACGCGCGCGACCTCGGGTACGTGCGCCTCTACTTCAACCTGGGCGACGCCGACGTGTGGGGCCCTGACGCGCCGTGGGATCACGGCACGTGGGGCGACGCGGCCACGCAGACGTTCATCGACTGGAGAATCCCATGAGCCACGACCTCACCCCAGCGCCCGCGTACAGCGGCGTCGTCACCGTGCCCGATTCGGGCGACGCGCGCACCGCAGCGAGCGTCGAGACGCCGTTTCAACGCCTCACCGACTGGAGCGCGCACGCGTGCGCCGGCGTCGCGTCGCGCCTCGCGTGGGCCGACGAGATGAGCATGGCGCCGGGCGGCTCCAACAGCTCGTTCTCGCTCACCATCGGCGCGATCCAGACCATCGTGCTCCTGAACTCCGGCGGCGCGTACCACGGGTACAGCGCGAACGCCGCGACCATCGGCGCGTCGAAGATCGAGGGCGGTGGGAACCTCGCGAATTCGACGTGGTACTACGTGTACGCGTACGACAACGCGGGCACGGTCGACTACCTCATCTCGACGACGGCGCCGCGCGCGTCGCGGCAGTACAGGAACTCGGTCGACGGGTCGCAGTACCGCTACCTCGGGTGCTTCGTGACGAACCCCTCGGGCGCGCCGCTGCCGTTCCGCATGTACCGCGGGAAGTACACGTACCGGCTGAGCGGCACCGCCGTCGCCGACATCCGCGCGCTGAACACCAGCACGACAGCGGGCGCCGCCACCGACGTGATCCTCGCGCGCGGCGGCACAGCGGGCCAAGAGCTGATCCCGCCGCACGCGCGCGTGGCGCGGGTGCAGGTCGGGGCAACCGGCGCAGGCGGCAACGCGCTGGTGGTTCTGTACACGAAGGCGGACACCACGGGGATTTCGTTCCGTCACCACGTCGGTGACGGGCTCACGAACTACTCGGAGATCGACATCGAGACCGACTCCAGCCGCACGGTGCAGTACACGTTCTCGCTCACCGCGGGCACCGGCAACGCGTTCCTCTTCGTGGCCGGCTTCTACGAGTAGCCCGTCACGGGATGCACATGCCGTTTCGGCACCCGCCCCACATGGGCCCGGGGCACTGGCCGGAGCACGTCCCGCAGTGGAATGTCTCCGTTTGCA